CATATTCAGGCATTTCGTTCATGATGTAATAGTTCATAAACTCAGCAACTCTTTCTGCTTGCATTTCTGTGTTGGCATCTCTTTGTCCAACTATCTGTGTTTTTACGGGTCCTTGTGCAGGCAAGAGTTCTTTGTAAGCTTGTGCTTGAAACTGAGTTACAGATTCAGCCAAGATAGGGTGAATAACTCCACTAGAACCTTCAAAAGGTTGGCTTCTTTGTTCATCAAATCTCATGCCAAGATACTTAAGACCATCTGTGTAAGTCTTCATCCACTCTTTACGAGATTCTTTGTCGTTTTCTACATCGTTTATTAGTTTTTTGGATATAGAGCCTAAAACATAATCATCCAAATATTCGGCTAAGTTAGCGTCAAATGGCATTTCTTGTTCTACTTCTTCTTCAGCTTCATCAATAATAATCTCGTTATCATTAATAGTAACCTCTAAAGAGTCCATAAGTTGCTCTTCAAACGAAGGTGCTTCTGCTTCTATATCAACAGCTTTACCCTGATCAACAATGTCAGGATTGTCTTCTGTGCCTAATTTTCTTTCAATTGCCATATTAATTTGCCATTAATGATTTTGATAGTTTTTGTATATTTTCGTTCATTGATGGCATATTGCCAACAATTGTAGGATACATTATTTTTCGATCTAATTCAGCCTCATCGGGATTTTGATATCCCTCAATAACACCCGACTCAATTAAGGGTTTAAACTTTTCTACAATTTGTTGCTTGTTCATTATTGTTTTTGTGTCAATGTCATAACTGGGCAATAAGTATTCTTTTCCATTTATATTTAAGCCAACAATTTTCATTGTTACGGTTTTGCCACCTTCAGGCGTTGCCTCAATGCCTTGGTTGCCTGTTTTTACAACATCATTATGGTACGACTGTAAAAATTGTTTATTTTTTACAAATCTATTGTTGTTTCCTTTGTTCTCAAGCATTAATGTAAGACCCTTTTCTCGTCTTCTTTGAATTGTACTAAGTCTGTTAACTCTCCTTGTACTATGTATCCATCTATTTCTGCTATAGCTTGAGCTACCTCAAAGTCTTCAGCGTGTATGTTAGGACCACAATATTCTTGACCGTCATGAATGAATTTTGTAACAAATATTTTCATTAGTAATAACTTAGCTTTCTTCTATCAAATGATACCTCATCTTCATAGTCTGTGCCTAGCTCAATTAAGCCTCCTTGTCTAATTCTCATTAACGCCATGGTAGCGGAGTCAGCAAAGTCATCGTTTTCTCCGTAAGGAAAAGAAGCCATTTCTTCAATAACTTCTTCGGCAAACGCATCTTCTGTTGCCCACACCATGCCACTTTCAAACATGGGTGAGACAGAGTTCATTCTTGCTATCTTGTCTTGTCCTCTGCTTGGCGAATAAGATTGTACGGGTATGCCTATCTTTCTAAGTTCTTGTGTTAAAGGCGTGCCACTGGCTTTTGCCTCAATCAAAACAATATCAGGTTCCCAGTATTTATATTCTTCTAAAGCTATATTTTTTAATTCAGGAAAGTCTACTCTATGCCTTGATGCATCCAATAATATAACAGAAGCTTCATCGCCTTCTTCAGGATAAAATATGCCCCATGTCGTTATAGCCGAGTAGTCAGCCGTTTCTTTTGCACTAAATGCGGTGTCATAGCTTTGTATAATACATTCACACGCAGGAATTTCTTCACTCTCCCAAGTTTGCCACCACTCTCTTTTGATGATTGATCCACTTTCTGCTGTTGGATTTTGCATCCATTGAGCATTCCACTTGGATACTGGTAAAGATGCTTTTACACCTAAAAGTTCTTCTTTCTTCCAAAACTCCGCCCACAAAGGTTCATCAGATTCAGGCATGATTGCAGGAAATTCTACAAGCTCCCACTGATCAGCGTGTGCTTCTGACTGTCTTTTAAGCAATCGACCTGCTAAATCTTTGGTTGACCATCGTGTCATTACCAAAATGATAGTACCACCCGGCTGTAGCCTTTGGCGTGGACCTGATGTGTACCACTCCCAAGCTCCATCCATTGCAGTTGGTGACATGGCATCTTGCTCAGAATGTGGATCGTCAATGATTAACAAATCTGCACCACGACCTGTAATAGCACCACCCACTCCTGAGTAGAAAGCTTCACCGCCATCATTGGTTGTCCATCGACCTGCTGACTTGTTATCTCCTGATAAGCTAATATTTGGAAAAACTGTTTGATAATCTTCTGAGTCAATTATGTTTCTAACTCTACGACCAAACCTTACAGCTAGTTCTGCGGTGTGAGTTGCTTGAATAATTTTAAGTGATGGATTGAGTCCCATCATCCATGCAGGAAAAAATGTTGATGCAAATTCAGATTTAGAATGTCTTGGTGGTAAACACACAATCAGTCTTTTAAGTTTGCCCTGTGCTATGCGATTAAACTTATCTGCAAGTATTTTGTGGTGTCTACCCATAATAAAGCCTTGCCACATCATTTGTACAAACTCTAAAAAATCATCTCTGCATTTGGTTCTCGCTTTGATGTTTTTCCATTTATCAATCAAAGCCAAGGCTTCTATCTGCTCATCCTTAGATAGAATTTCAAAAGATTTTATTTTGTCTAAATCAAGCATAAGGTGGGAAGTTGGAAAACATCTTTCTTAGGGGGGAGTAATACCAACTTCCCTAGACATGTAATTATGAGAGAGAGGAGATATTGAATAATACCCACAAGAAACATGTCATTCCTCATTTTCACACAGATAATCTTGTTTTAATAGTCCTAGAATGGCATATCCTGCTGTATCGATCCAACTGTCTAAATGTTGTGGATTTTGTGATATGCGAATTAATTTCATGCAAAGCATAATATTACAAGCATCGCTACCTGTTATCGGCTCTGCTATCTTGTTGCCCAGTATGGCATTGATCATGTTTGCTAGGTTGTCAAAAAAATCATCAGAGCTACCGTAATCATCATCTCTGTCTTCAAGAGTTTGCTGTAATTTAATTAATGCAGTCTCTAAGACAAAGGTATTACTTTTAAGTTTACTCATAACGATCTCCTGTATTAAGTGTTGATTCTAACTTATTTTATTACAAATCTAAAGGTGTTAATTTTGGACTTTTGTTTGCTTGATCTAAACATGCTTGCAAAGATTCTTTGGTGTCTATTTCTAAAAGCCTTTCTTCTGTTTTTGCAAACTCTGTTAAATTTTTTTCTTTATGGAATGGCATAAAAATTACCTTATCTAAAGGCAGGGCTACCAAACAAAATAAATCTATCTGACCGTTGCCATATCTTTCGCCTGAATCTTGTCTTTCTTTCTTTGCCGTTCTTCTACCACTGCGTAACTCCCAACGATAATAATCTTTACCCCTTCGTAGATATGTAGAGTTGGTGGTTTTAACTTGTACTCTGTATAACTTATTTTGATGATCTAAAATTAAATCGCTTCTATGAGCTTGGGGTGCAAGAATTACAGAGTCGCAAAATCTCAGCAAGTAAGATGCTGCCAAATATTCACCTGCTAACGCTATGCGTGTAGTGGCATGTGGCAAACTGTCTCCTAGATTTTACCCCACTCCTTGCCTTCAAAAAGTAGAGATTCAGCGTTTCGCCTTCGGGTCAATCCCTCTAGCACCTTACCCCCTGCTTTATTCCACCTACATATTTGTGCAGGCACCTCCTCGTAGTGACCTCTATTCAAAACTTTTAACATGGTTGATTTGTTAAGATTGGATGGACCTAAATTATAAGTCCATGAAACCAAAGCATCGAATTGATTTTGGTGCAATGGCACTTCTACAGCATCTTCTACATACTTGCAGTATTCCATAAGCTCATGCGTAAGCATGGATTCAGCCTCTTCTTCTGATATTTTTTGTCCTTCTTGCACATTCTTGGTGTGACCATAGCCAATTGTCCAAACACCTACAGCATCTTGATAAGCCTCTAACTCACAGCCTTCAAACTTTTTAATCAGGCAAATGCCTTCTTTTGATATTTGCATTAGTTTAGGGGAAAGAGTATTGATATTAATGCTATTAGCAAGGTTCCTAAAAATCCGAAACATCCAAACACCGCCATTTTTAAAGTTTTGTTTAAATCTGCAACTTCTGCTTTTATTTCTTCTGTTTCTCGAAATATTGTTTTCCATCTTTCAGCACATTGTGCCTCGTGTGATTTTAAATCCGATGAAACAGATTGTACTGTTGGCTTGCTAGTCATCTTTTTTTTCAGGCGTGTTTGAAGCCCCAAAGTAAAACGATATAACTGCTGATGCCAACCCACCTAGATATCCTAACACCAAATTGATTAAAGCTTCAGAATTTTGTTCAGGTGGCTGTAAAGTAACCAAAAATATATAGCCTAGAAATCCACCGACCACAGCAGTACCCATGATTCTAGCTGTCCAATCTTTGCTAAATTTTCCTCTAGCATCTGCTTTGTCTTGAACCTCTAGCTTGAATACATCTACATCTAATTCTTTCATCTGCACTTCAAAGTTTTGTTCTGCTTTTTTTAGTTCAAGCATTTGTTCAGGCGTGGCTGATTGAATGGCTTGATTGATGGCTTTTGGCTCAGGAGAACAACCAAGAACTTGTGCCACAACAGAAGCTGCCTGTCCACCTAATGGTCCACCCAAAGCAGAGCCTAGTGTCGGTGCTATGGCTCCTACTACATTTTTTATTAAATTAAATTTCATTTTAATCCTATGAACTTTGTTTAATGGTTATAACTGAGTCTCCTCCACCATTTATTTTTATAGTATTAGAAACACCGTTTTGTATAAAAATAACAGTATATCCTTGACTAGAGTTTAAATCTACTTGTACTGACTGTTCAACCTTTCTTCTTAAACTTATTAAATCTCCAGTAACCAAGGTAATTATTTGTGTTTCTGTATCTTGACCAATTTTAGTGCCAATAATTCTTGTTACTGTCTGATCTTGTTTTAGATCATCTTCTTTTAGTTTATCTAATTCGTTAACTATTTTTAACATATCTTCAAAAAAATTAACATCTAAAAAGTTAATATCTAGCTCTGTAAACTCCAAATCATCTTCTGCTAGGTAGTCTTGTTCTAACTCATCAAACTCTAAAAAATCTACATCCAGTACATTGCTACTTTGATCTGTAACCTCTTCATTTGCGGTTTTATTTTCTTGTGGATTGGTAACAATTAACATGTTATCAATAAGGTCAAGAGTTAAATCTAAAATGACTGGCTTGCTTGGAGGAGACTCAAAAACCGTGGTAACGGTAGATTGATAGGGTTTATTTAAGATTACAGTACCCATAGCGGTCATGACCTCTATTTCACCGCTTGCTGTACCATCTTTATTGGGCAACAGAATTATTAATGACTCACCAATCTCATTGGTTGTGATAGTAAAATCTGTGCCTCTAATGCCTACAGTTGCACTGTTAGTTCTAATTGTTATGTTTTTTTTAGCAACCTTGTTTAATTTGCCAGTAACAAACCTAGCAGTCCCTTTAGCAAAATTAAGTGCCATTTTTGATTTGTTTGGGTCAGGGTCAAAAACAAACTCATCAATTAATACTTGTGAGTGTTCAGTAAGGCGTATAAGAGTGTCATCAAGAAAAGTAACAGCCATGCGACCATTAGAGGTCTCAAGGGTGTCGTATGATCTTATGTCATCATTTAATTCTGCTGTTTCTGTTTTGTCTCGTACAATACGGGCAACACCGTCTT